ACGGAATTATAGATCGGCACAGAAAGCACCGCCCCATTCATCATGCGGCTGGCAAGCCATGACATAGCCTTGTTGGCGGCTGGCAATGCCAGAACCGCAAAGTTGAACATGAGTTCAGCGCGCCCGCCCGGTTCCGGGTTTTCCGTGGAAGCCCCGCCTAGCGTCATTCCGCCCGCGATTGATAGCCCCCCGGCGCGGAAAAGCTGGTCAATCGGCGCTACATCAACAGGCCATTGGTAGATCGTCGGCGTGTAAGTCATACCAAAGCCCCATCGGTTCGCAGTTGTGTAGACCACCCTTGCAAGCTACCCTTAACCTGCGATACCGCAGCGCCCGCTGCTTGGATGCCCATTCTTTGCACGTATGCCTGAATTTTGCCATCGTCGGCAACTGAAACCTTGATTTCACCCATGACAACGCCGCCGCCGCTTTGCCTGCCAAGCTGCCGCGCCGTATCCACGCGAGAGGTGACAACCGCGCCAGACGATTTGGCCGTGACCATTTCAGGCCCGCGTTCTCCGACGATCCCGGTCTTTCCTGCGCCAATGGTGCCCCCGCTATCAAACAGCCCTGCAAACCCACCCGTCAGGCCCCTGAATATCAGGCCGCCAAGACTATCCCCAGCAGACCCGCCTTCGACAGAGGCCAGCAGCTTTTTCTTCGCAATGGCGATAACCATTTCCTTAACCATATCCTTGAGTGCCTCCCCAAGCGTGGCCGTGCCGTCAATCAGCCGATCAAGCGCGTTGCCGCCCGCGTTCTGAAATTCGCCCCACATATCGCCCGCGACAGAGTATTTCTCGCCCGCAAGTTTCATGGCGTTCGCAGCCTCGTCTGCGCTGATAGCCCCAACCTTAAGCGCGGCGTTAACCGTCTCTTGCGCCTTGGCAAGGTCTTGTGTTGCGCGCTCTGCCGGGTCCAAGGATGCAATGAGGCTATCATAGGCGTTGCTGGCCTTTTCGGCTTCGCTGATACCGCCGCCGCCTGCTGATTTGCGCCCACCACCGCCGCCGCCGCCACCCCTGACTGGCTTATTCCAATCGCTTGGCATGGAATAGTTAACAGCTGGCTGGCCGCGCCCTTTCATGCCCGCGTTTTGTGCGTCGCGTATTGCATAGGTGTTCCCTTGCGCCGCCGCGACCTTGGCGCTTGCGGCTTCCCACGCCTTAGATGCAAGGGCTGCAACCGCCCCATATGAGCTTGCCGCCGCCGCGCCGATATTGCCCATCGCCGCCGCCGCCGCATTAGCCGCGCCCTCAATGCTCCAGGTCGCACCCTCAATTTCACCAGTCAGCGCGATTTGCTGCGAAACAAGATCAATCGCAGTCCCTATTCCATCGATAACACCCTGCTCTGCCTCTGAAACCCCGCCAGTCGCATTGGCAAGGTCAATCGTTGTTTGATACATCGCCGCAAGGGTATCGAGTTGTAGACGTAGGTTCCCATCCGCCCCCGCCAAAATATCCTGTTGCGCGGAAAACTCTGCGGTTAGGTTGCGGGCCTCTTCGGATGCCAGAGACATGACGCCGAGGTCAAACATATTTGAAATAGTCCGCCCGCGCCCGCCACGGCCCGAAACTGAAAACAGTTCATCGAGAGAGGCGGAAACCCCATCAATTGCCCGTTGCGCTTCTTGTGATTTCTGGGCTGCGATTTGGTCAAATGCGCTAGCAACGGCTAAAGCCGCCGCCCCATATGTTTGGGTTAATTCAGCGCCGCTGATGTTTGCATTGTCCACAGCCGCACGGAAAGCATCCAGCTTGTCCGTAGCCTCGTCAGTCGCACCACTAAGGCTTTTCGCCCCGCCTGCGCTGTTGTAAAAAGCCGCCGCCAACGGAATGCCGATAGCCGCAACTGCGCCCATGATCGCGCCAACAGCCCCAAACGATCCAAGCAACTGCGGCAACTGCTGCCCCAATGCCTGTGCTGCGCTTGTGCCTGCCCCGACCTGCACCGCGAAGTCACCGACCTGATAGCCAGCGGATTGCATCTGACCCTTGAATTTTCCAAGAAACCCGCTTACTCGGCCCGTCGCACCGCCAAGGCTATCGGTTGCGCTGCCAAGCTTATTCGTTGCGGCCTCGACTTTTGCCGCCTCCGACTTTACGCCAGACAGCGCGGCCTTGGCTTGTGCCGCCCCTGATATAATCCGGGTAGGGTCAATTGCTAGAACTAGCGCCATTATTCGGCCCCCTTTTTGCGGTGTTCGCGCTCTGCATTGTCCAACGTGATTACTGCCTTAACAAGCCTCGCCTTTTGGACCGGGCATGAAATCCCTAACCATTCCGAGTATGCCGCAATTTCAGAAAAAGGTATAGGCTTTCGCCCCATTCCATCAAAACTAGAGCCTCGCAGGTGGTGATATGCCTGCCATAGATGCCCGTTTTCTGGCGCGACCTTGCTTTCCAAAACTGGCGCTTGCTTGTGTCTCAAGTATTCTTCTTCATCTGCGGAATAATTCAGGCTCCAAGCAAGCGCCTCTGTTAGTTTTTTAGGATAGAACTATCCTCTTCGGCCGCGTCGCTTGCTGCCTGCAGGATCGCCAGCCGGAAATCGGTCATCGCCGCATCAATTTGAGGGATTTTTGCAGCCGCCAATTCAATGAAGTTATCGCGCGTCAATTCCATAGGCATACCGTCATCGAGAATGTCGGTTTCCCACTCGATAATGCAGGTATCATAGATAACGCCGAATAGATCACGACCCAATTCGGCACGGATAGCTCTCTCTTGCGCCACAAACTCCGTATCGCTGTCAATGCGATTCAGGCGGCGAACGTTGATTGCGCGCTTTACGTCAACAAGATCGGCCCCAGCCATATAGGCCGGGTTTACTGCGCCACCTGCCCGCGCCTTGAATGTGATGCGGCACGGCTTGTCAGCGTTAAGCCATGCTGGCAATTCGCGGGTGAAATCGACAGCAGGGATTTCCCGAAGGCATAGCTTCATCTTACGCCACCGCCCGCGTGATTTGCATAACCGCAGAAATGCCTGTGTCGTATTCGGGCAGGATTTGGATTTTCTGCATGAGAGACGCGCCTGACATATCAACTTCGGTTTCGCCAAATCGGCACTTTGGAAATAGGATCGAATATTTTTTCAGCGTGGTAGAGCCGATTGGGATAGTCACCGCAAAGGCCGTATGGTTGCCCCGCGCCGCGTTGTAGATCGCAAGGAAGTTGGCCTCGATATACATGTTCGCAGTCAGCACGGGCAGGAAGTCGCCACGGGTCACACCGCAGAAATCATCAGACATAATGCGCGGCTGCGGATCACGGTTTTCAAACGCCATGTTGATTTCAAGGCTTTCCATGCAATCAAGCGTGTAGCCTGCCATGGTGATTGTGCCGATATCCGCCCCGGAACTGATCGGGTCAATATCGGTCGGGTTGGTATAGGTCGCGCCCGTGATCAGTGTCGTTGTCGCCGCGTCCGAGCCAAGACCGAACAATTCCATGTTGATATTTGCAGGGGAGCGCGCCTTGAGTGTCAGGGTGCCGCTTTGCGCCTCAACGCCGCGATAACGCAAGAATGTCGGGGTGCCGCCCGCGCCAGCCGGAACCGTGTTTTCCACGGAAACCGTGTTGTAGGCTGTCCCATTTTTTAGGACGTTCGCAACCCAAGACCCCTGCAACAGCGTGGCAAGCAGATCGTCGTTGACACCGTATTTCAGCGTATCTTCAACAGTGCCCGTCACGTCAATGCCTTGGACGCCCCGGCCATACCGCGCGCCGCCTGCAATCAAGCTGCGGCCTTGGATAACGTCCGCCACGGCTTTCATCATCATCGGGGCATGCATGGTCTTGAATGCAGGCGTTGTTGGCGTGGTGCCGTTTACGGTTTCGACCACATAGGCCGAGCGTGTTGAACTTGTAGCTGCGCCTGCCATGGTGTGGCCTCCTTAGCGTGTGGAATAGCGGACATAGGCCGCTATCAGATTGGTGATATGAAACGGCGGGTCGGCAAAGTCAGCGCCGATGTAGGGGTGTTCATTGGGAGAAAGCTGCGGGGGTGAAAAGCGCACGAACACGTTGCCAGTGGTATCGACAGCGCCCGCCGATGTCAGGGACACGCCATGCAGCAAGCCTTGCAGCGCCTCCGCATAGCCGCGCCATTTTGCCGATCCCTTGCCGCCCTCGGTGTAGATCGTGCATGTCAACACCCCGATGTTATGAATAACGTTATCCGTGCGGCCAATAGAGCCTTGCATCGCTGCGCCCGATTTGATCGTGATCAACACCGAATTGTTGACGGGCGTGAAAGCGTGACCGTCCAAGCCGAGCGGCGTTGCGGTCCAGTTGGCCCGCATGTAGGTTTCAATCGCCTGCCGTTCGAGTTGTAGGGTCATACCTTCATCACATTCCAAAGCGCAGCCAATTCCGCCACGGTCAATGCCACCATACCACTTGGTGCTTGCTTTGACCAACCGTTTTCCAACCGGTTCGAATATGGCAGATTGTTCTGGACATAAATCACCGGGAACCCCTCTACCGCCGCATACGCCGACAGCGCCGCGCTTGACTTGGCCGCAAAAGCCGACCCCGGCCCCTCTTGTGTGCTTGGGTCCAATCGGCCAACGGACACCAGCCAATTGCTCTTGAATTGCCCAGTATCCACCGGGCTTTTCGTCTGCACCTTGGCCAAGGCTTCGGTTGCCACGTAAACGACGGCGCGGTGAATGCCCCCCATGGTTTCAGCCCATTCGCGGTCTATTTCCAAGGCCCATTCGCGCGCGTTAGCCATGTTTGACCCACCGATAGACGGCGGCGCAGCGGCATTGAACTAGATCATCTGCACCCGCCCCGTTGTCCACATCGCCCGGAAATGCCAGTATCCCACCGATTGACGTGATAAACAGATCGTCAAAGCCAAGCGTCACCCCATTCATCGCATGGTGGTGCGGCCTTTCGCGCCCGTCTAAGCGGGTCTGCCATTCTTTTTGCAGGCGGAACCCCGGCCCCATAACGTTGGCCTCGACCATTTGCTTGAAGCCTTCGTGCTGGCCTGCCCGCAATGAGTTCAGGGCTTCGGTTCGTGCTATCACACGCCCGCGATAACCCGCAGCCTTGCGTTTGTGAGCATCCATGATCTTGTCTAGATCGGCCTTTGCCAGCGGCTTGCCGTCCTTGATCGCCTTCAAGATCAGCTTGTCAAACCTGCGGTCGGATAGCTTGTAACGCGGGATTAGTGCGCCCGTTTCCGCGTCCCTACTGAAATAATCGGCCATTGTTTCGGGGTTTGACAGCATAGCCCGCGCGCGAATGACTTGATCAGTTTGCGGTGAGTTCAGGCCAAGCAAACCGCCAGAACGCTGTTTGGTGACAGGATCAACCCGCCCAGTAATATCAAGCGCCACGCGCCGCGCCGGGATACCCTCGTTAACCGATTGCCGGATCAATTCCCGCACCACTGGCAGGTTCCCGTTGATACCCTCCACAAGATCAGCCGACCGGGATTCTGCCCATGCCGCCGCCCGTGGATTCATGCCAAACCCAAACTTTGCACGGATTGCCACTGGCAGGATGTTCTCCGCCTGCGCCCCCGCGATTAGAAACCCGTCGCGCATGGCCTCCACAATTGGCGACACAAACGCTGGCTTGATTTCCAGCATGATTATGGCGTCTTCAATCCGCCCGGCTTCAATCGCCGCCACCAGATCGGCATAGTCGATTGCCGCCGTTGATCGGCGAATAGCGGCCATGAATGCGCGGCGAATGTTTGGCTCCATCCGCAGCACAAGTTGATCTAGGGTTTGGCGGTCTGCCATTAGACGCCGAAAACGATCAGGAAAAACGGCGAAGAACCACTAATCGTATCTACCCGGTCTATGACAAGTTGCGACCCCGTGACTGTGCATCCTAAAACAGCCTCAACGCCACCCTCTAGTCGCGTAATCGTCACGCCAAGAATGGTATCCATAATCGCGCTATAGTCGAGTGTCACGGCGGCGTCGATTTCCCAATGGCTAAACCGCATATAGTGAGTGACGCGAACCCCTAATGTATCCTGCGCTACCGTTGTCCAAGTATATTGGCTGACACCAGCACCCGCTGTTGCACCAGTAATCGTCGGGACATCCGGTGCGCCGTCTGCGCCTCCCATGCCCTTTTGCGTTAATACTATAGATGACGCAGCACTGCCTCCCGGTGCAAGCCCGCCCATTATGCGCTCTCCGTGTAGCAGACGCTTAGACCGACAGCCGATGAGTTCTCACGAACCCAAAGTCCTTCGCCAGCGCTGCGTTGAAACAGTTGCGCGAAGTTAGGCAGTAGGTGCCCGTTGATGCCCGCGCCGGGGGGGCTGGCCGTGGTTGTCGTGGTGGCGACCCGCATATCAACAGATCGACCGTTGGGGGATAGGGTTACGCTCGTAGCTGTGCCGGGGATCAGCGTCCAGGTGGCTGATACGGGTAGGATTTGGGTCTGTGCCATAGTGATTATTCCCAGCCAAAAGTAATTATAACATTGTGCGCAATGGCGCCAGCAGTCGGGGCCGTCCCTACTTTCTTTTTCACAATCTGGATAAACTCTCCAGGATTGACGAACACCTCGCCGCCCCTAAAATCCACCACAATATCTCCAAGCGTCGAGTTCGCCGCTGCAGCGGCTGGGACCCCGTGAATGCCCAAAGGAATACGGCACGGGGCCTTGCTAGATGCCGACTCTGCCGTTGCCAGCGAAACGGCGGTATGCCCAAACGCCAAAGACCAATTCGCGACATATCCACCGCCAACAATGACGGTTTGCACATAGGATTGAATCTTGATGCCCAGCACAACAAGCCTACGGTTTGGCGAGCTGACGGAAAGTGGGGGCACTTGATAGCTCGCAATGATGCCATCAACTGTTACCGCAAGCGTGTCGGTTTCCCAAAACTGCCCGCAAAGTCCAGAACCTAGCGCCGCCGTGGTGTTGGTTGGAACCGCAGCGGTAGGGTTGGTGCTGTTGGCATAGCTTGCCAGAGACCCCATGACACCGCCAGACATGCCCCGATAACTGCCATACATACGGTTGCCCTGTGTGGACGGCACAGAAACAGCTCCGCCGCCACCTTGGCGCACGCTATAAGCCCCAATGAACGCCTGCATGACGCCGCTTGCCGCGCCGCCAACAATCCTCTGCTTAATGAAATACGGCAGGCCCGCGCCCATAGTCATGCGGCCTTGACCCGCGGGCGACTGGATAGCCCCCAGTAACACTGCGCCAGTGCCGTCATTAACCCAGAATTGGGCTTCAACACCGCCAAGATAAACGATGAATTGGTATTTTTTATTGTTCTGGTAAACCCAAGTGCCCGCGCCACCAGCAAGGGGGAATACGCCAGTGGATGTTTCCGTGCCGTTGTTGCTGGCAACGCCCTGCAAACCTGCGGACGATAGCCGGAAAAACACGCCGTCAGTTGGTGCAACGGTTGCAGCGCCGGGAATACCAACGCCCCATTCAATGAACGTGTTTGTTGCGGGTTGTGCCGAAAAACCGATCTCTGTATCCGCTGAAAGCGTGGTCGTTCCGGTTGTTGGGAAAGACGCATATGTCTGGAAAACAGAGCCTACAGTTGTCGCAACCGAAGACGCCGCGTTAGTCGTCATTTGGCCCGCAGCCCAAGTGTTTGTCAGCGTGGTTGACAAATACGAGTGCTTACCCGTGTTCTGCGCAACGTAGCTAAAAACCTCTTCGTCCAGCATAAGATCATAGCTAACACGTTGGCGATAATCAGCGTCAACCTCAGTTGATCGAATACGCGTGACACCCGTAAGCAAGCCTTGATCGTTTTCGCCGAAAATACGAACGCCGCCAACATTGTTGGGGTTTGTCGATGCGTCTGTTTCAGTGATCACCTTTAGCTGATTGGTGCCAGCAACTTCAACGCCTGCGCCTGTTAGGCCCTCTAGCTTGATACCCATGTGTCAGCTCCATTCATAGCAGACCGACACATCGCCAGTCAGTTGCAATTCCGTTTCAGCATAGATCGTAAAGCCGACCCCCGCCACGATATTCCCCGCCGATAGCCCGACGCGCGCCGGGAAAATCAGCCCATGTTCGTCTGCGTTATGATCGGCGGTCGCCACGGCCATAAACCACACCCGCACCCGCGACCCCGTGCCGATGCCTGACTGCCCCGTCACTGTGACCGTCGCCACGTCCGACCCCGTGCCCGTCCCAAAATTCAGGACAGCCGTTCCACCCGTTGCGCCACCACCGCCGCCACCACCGGGCAAGCTATCGCCTGCGGGCAGTTCTTGAACCTGTCCGGAAATCGTAACAAGTGGGCGACGCTCTGCCATGGTTTAGGCCAGCACTACGGTTGTGCCGCTCTGGAAGTTGACCTCGGTCGCACTGACTGCGAAGCCGATTGGCTGTTGAACGTTGCCGGAACCAGTGGGTGCCGTCGCCTGACCCTGACCAGCGGTCGTTGATAGATAGACATCTCCGGGGGTCTGCCCCGTAACTTGGGTGTTAGTCCCCTCAAAGTAGACCGACGCCACGGTGCCGGACCCAAACGCGGCAAGCACAAAGCCCATCGCTTTTTTGCCCGCCGTTGTTGCGTCTGCATTGCGCGCCCTTGCGCCAGTCGAGTTCCAGATATTAACCCAAGCGCCCGCCGCCAATGCCTCACTGGTCGTGATGGGTCGGACATCTGCACCCAAGCCAACAGGCATCATAGTCGTATCAAGACGCCCAGTGCCGTCAAGCTGCGGAATTTTACCTGCATCACCCGCACCCGCCGATGTGGCAAGGCCGGAAACCTCTGTCATTTGACCCGCAATAGTCGCGATATATTTAGCCATGGTTAACCCCTGTAGATTGTGGGCTGCAAGTCAACTGCAAGCCGCGTTGCCGTTACCGCCGTTCCGATGCGCTTAAGCGCCCCGACAGGCTCTGTCTGTGTCAATACACCATTCGCGCCAACAAAAACAGGCCCGCCCGGAACCCAAGACCAACTGCCCTCATCCATCGCACCCGCTTCAAGGTATGGCGCAAGATCGCCCTGCGCAGCCGCGCCCGAAGTAACCCCGATCACAAGATCAAGCGTTGCGTCCGTGGCGTGTAGGCCCGCAGCAGTCACCGCCCTATGACCGCCAAGTGCCTCGCCCGCCGTGATTGTGTCGATAAAGGCCAGCGGATCGGTGACGCCCTTAATTTCGTTTAGGTTTCCGGTATGCCCCGACACATAGGCACGGCACAAGCCAACCCCGTCCGCCCCGATCAAATACAGGCTGTTAGGCACGATAAAGCCGGGAAGGGTGTGAAAGCGGAATACCTGCATCACCAATCGTTCCCGTCGAATTCAGGCCCTAGCGTCGGACTTTCATTCGGGCCTAGCGTAACCTTGCGCGCGACCACGTAGAACGCCGATCCCGCGCCAAGCACGTCCTGCGATTGCGTTACGTGCCGAACCCACCCGCCAAACGTAAGCCGCATGTTTTCCCGCGCCGCCGTGAAGCCTTCCAGCCATACCAATTCGTCCGAAGGGCCAACAACATATGCCGGGAAAATATCCGCGATAGGCTTGGCGGTCTCCACAATTGCGCGGCCCGCCGCCGTTACGGTCGTGATCGCATAGGCCCCGGTCGCGTTGTCGTAAGCGCCCTGCGTATCCTCGGATAGGCTGGCAGAATGCACGGCGTCTGGAATAGCGGCCTGAACCGCATCCACAGCCATTGCGTTGATCTCGCCAACCGTAAACATTAGACCACCATCATGCCAAAGAACGGCCCGGCAACGTCTGGAATAAGCACCTCTGCCAGCAAATCCATGCAGGCCGTAACCGTTGGCCGCATCGCTGCAATATCCGCCCCGCCGAAAAACTCCACCTTTGCAGGCCCTGCCCCCGCCGATTTCAGCGATTGCGCCAAGACAAGCGCGCCCGATAGGATGCCGGGCTTATTGTGGTCGGCCCAAGCCGCTTCGCAAACCGCGTCTTGCACTTGCGGCGGGATAGACGCCGGATCAATCGCGGTGCCATCCGTCAAGCAAGCCCCGGTCCGAGGCCACACCCTGCGCTGCGTGGCGCTGGTACGTTGCCCCGGCCAGCGTGACGCAAGCCGAGACGTAGGCCCGCCAAGGCCCTCGATAAATACCGTACCCTTGCGGCAATGCGCCTCTTGCCCAGCCGTATCGCTCACCAAAACATAGCCGCGCGATTCGCAGTAGGCCGTGAAATAGGCCAGCGTCACAAGACTATCGTCGGTAGGCCCGCCGGGGGTAACGGTCAATGTCATTGCTTAGGCCCAATCATTGAAAAACGGGGCCATTACAGCCCCGCCTAAACCTTACTTCTTAGCAGCTACTTTTACAAGCCAGCCTATTGTAATCCACTCCGCTACCCCGGCATTCTTCGCAAGTTCAGCGCTGATAGTCACAACGTCGCCTTTGCGAATTTCCGTGCCATCCGAAAGGATAAGTAGGCCTGGATATGTGCTTTCAAAGCCCACGGGTTAAATCCCCGTGCGGTAGCGCATAGAACCCGGCTTGCGGATATTCAACGCCGAGAAGCGGAACATGCCCAGCGTCTTGACCTTGAAGTTGAACATCTGCGGCGGGATAAACTGCAATGGCATTGGCATATGCAGCTTCAAGGCGTCGGGTGCCTTTTTGTAGACAACCATTTTCGCGGTCAAGC